CTGTTATTAAGAATCTTTCCAAGCTTACTGTTACTAATTGCTCCTGCTTGGATAGCATCCCATTCGTGTTGAGTAAGGACGATCTTTGTTTTCTTGGCCCCTGTTCTAGTTCGTGCCTCGTTCAATGCAAATTGTCTTATCTTAGTAACGTCTGCCGACTCCATATGGGGATTTGCCTGGCGTACCTGGGAGACATGGGCGTTTGCTAGAAGCTGGGCTTGTCTTTCGAGGGGCGCATTCTTCTCGGCAAGATTCAACTTAGCATTCATAGATGCGACCTCCTTTGCATACACCTTCTTAGCCGAAGGTGAAGAAACAGAGGGGGTCTTTGTATGAACCGCTTCTTTCCTTGCTGCATTAGCCATAGCCTTGAGCCTATTAGAATGCTCTGCATAAATAGATTCCATCTTACTACCAGATGAAAGAGAGAACGCATCTTCAGCTTCTGCTAAACGTGTAGACTTAATCAGCTTTGGTTCGAACGTTCCTGTTTCTACCCGAGTCTTGTGACCAGTAACAGGGTCTCTTGTAATTCGATACTTTGGAACCACAGCACCGGTAGGTTCATATACCTTCTTACCAGTACGTGGATCGATTGGTCCACCTCTAGATGCACGTCTCTCTATTCTTTGTGGTACACGAACTTCAGAGCCCGCTAAGCTGATCAACGTTGAGGCGCCCGCTCTCTTTCCACCCTGATACTTTTCTTTCAAAGCGGGAATACCATTATCTTTTTCGGATTGTCGGAAATCAAGATTATGCTTTTCAGAATCAATGACTACCATAGAGTGACGAATCGCACGAGCTTTCTCTTCGTTGTTTGCTCCATGAATAGTCATGTCCGTAATCAAGTTAGAAATCTTTCCCATCTCCGTTTGTTTCCTAGATGAACTAATACTAGGAATAGGAGAATCCTTGGGCAATTTATAAACTTGAGGATCGAACCCCTTCAATCCTTCGAGGGCGGGGGTACTTTTTACCGACCGTTTATTGTTAGGAATAACAAGTACAGTGTCGCCATCGAAATCTGCACCAGACAAACGTTTAGCAACCGAATGATGAATACCAACAGCATCTTTAGCTGCCGTGCCCAAAATCTTTCGAGCCTCACGATTACGGTTGTTCACCGTCAATTCAGGAATCTCAAACGTTCCTCCATGAGGATGACGAACTAATGCTACACGTTCACCATCTCTCATCGAAGGTGCATAGATTTCTCCAGGCTTAATGGAATTAATAGGAAGAAGAACTTTTGTTGCTTGTCTAGGGAGACTGGCCGCTTTAAGATGAACCGCCGCCGAATCCGTTGCATCAGCGAATATCAAAAGCATCTTCTGACGTACTATTGGATTCGTAAGAGAACTAATTTCGTTGAACTCTCTAAGACGACGTTCATGCGTTACATTAAGCTGTTGCTTAGCAAGGGCAGGACTTTGCTTCGATAGCATCTGAGATGAAAGATTCTTCGACCAACTGTCCCAAGAACCTTCTTCTCCCGATCCTTCTCTTAAAGGACTACCAACCATGTTCAGGGCTGAGATAACTTTACCATCAGGTCCATGTACTTGGCGAATGATAGAACCAAAAGGGAAATCAGGATCGTTAGTCAATTCTTTCATTACATCTTTTTTACGACCGGTACTAGATTTGTTTGTGTTAAATACAAGATCTACACCAGCCGGAAGATCATCTTTATAAACAGCCATACCTTTTAGGTAATGTGTACCATCAACCGCAATACGAACCTGAGCATAACGATTAGATCCAATGGCGAGATCGTGTACACCAGGCCGAATATAAATAACGCCGTCGGCTTTATCTCCACCATCTTCTTTATAATTAATTCCAATACGTCTCGAACTAACCGAAATAGGTGGCTGAGTACTGAAGAAAGTTCGACCATGATCGACTGAATATTCATTAATCTGTTTAATCTCAGATCTATTTTTCTGAACCTCTTGGAGAGAGACACCTGGTCGAGCCAATACTTTCGTAGTCGTATACTTACCGGTACCTAACTGTAGTACCTTGATATTGTGAACCTCATATCCTTTTTCTCTTAGAATAGCAACGGCAGTGTTAAGATGTGTTTGAGTAACCCCAAGCTGACTTTCAACTCCACGTCCAACATCAACATACTTCTTAGAATCTACCTGCTTTTTAAGCATATTAGATGTGGTTTGAAGAGCATCCGCTTTATCTTTTTCACCTGGGGCAAGAAGAGCACGAACCGATGATTCATTAAGACCCATACGTTTACCAATCGCAACGTTCGACCAACCCTTTTCTTTCAAACGTTGAGCCGTAAGAATCTTTGTTTGCCTTTGCTGAGCAACAGCAATTGATCGAGCAGCTCTAAGCTGCGTTGTTGTGATGCCATATCCTCGAGCGATCTCGGTTTCGGACATACCATCTTTTCGATGCATGTCGATAACATCGAGAAAACTTCGATTACGAGTATTCTCAGATCCTCCCGATCCCCAAGGATATCGACCCGAACGACGGAGGATGCCGTAATGCGCAAGATGATTTTCTTGAGTACGAATCACGACTGTTCCTCCAATCTTCGATGAGTAATTATTCTATCGAATTCTTGAATTCTTTGCATGATAAATACGATATCTTCCGGATCTGCATCATACAGCATGACTTCATTATCTTGATAGAGACGAAGTTCAATCTTGATTGTATGTGGATCTTTGTCGTATTCAAGACAGAACAATGCTGCATAAACCTCAAGTTGATGAACAGAACCGGGATATACTCCAGTTTTTAAATCATGAATTCGAAGAGTATTATATCGAAAAGTGATTGTATCTGCGGTACCAAAACAATTTTCAGAATAATACAGAATTTGTTCACAGCTCATTCTATATTTAATAGCATCGTTAATATATAACCCGACTGTGCCAACCAGATCCGAAAGTCTATCCGCTTCAATTTCTCTATGAGCATATTCATGCTGAGCAACACCATAAGAACTAGCTTGGGCCGCAGTCCAACGTTCAATTAATCGATCAGGCGAATAATGAATCCAGTGATATTGACTAGGACTTAGAAATGCATGTTCGCCTTGGAGGTTCAAATGCTTGTTGAAGCGCACTCAAAACCTCCTCCTCGTTTTCCGGGTAGATGTACGCACCAAAAGACATCTTGCTTAATCGTTGAATATAATGCTGCTGATTAGGTTGTATACTTGCTTCTTCTGATGTTTTAACTTCTAATACCGCCCAATGTTTTTTCCAAAGAATGATAAGATCGGGAAGACCCTGTCTATAGGAAGTATCAATTTTTGTAATCAAACAACCGGGAAACATTCTTTCGAGCTTTTTAATCAATTTCGCTTGATATTTGTTTTCGGTCATTAGACAAGCATACTCCAACGCAAACCTTGCAGAGAAAGAAAATATCCCAATGCAAGAGTGGTAATTCCAGGCCATACTCCTGCACCAGCAAGAATAACCTGCCCGCTTGTATTCACGTCAAGACGACAAACGACAGCGTTACCACCGGCATCGTATTGCACAGAAGCAGGAAACATATGCGCAGTCTTAGGCGCGGCAGCCACAGGAACACTCGCGATTATTCCGTTCATCGCGATCGCCGCGGTTGTCTTCACGACACCTCGTAGCTCAATCATTCCTTGACCCGAATAACGATATGCTGGAGCAACATATCCTGCGCCATTTGCAACTATGTTCGCCCCGAGTGACAGTGCTGTCCATACGGTAGGCGGATCTTCTTGTGACCAAGAACCCCAAACAGTGTTAACGCAAAAACGTGTCCATTTACGACCGGTTGAAAGTTCCCACACCTCTTGACACAAATAACCCGTACTATAGGCGACGACACGAAGCATTCCTATTGTTGTTAATCCCGGTGGCTTATTTGCCGCTGCCGGGTCTACTATAGCCCAACCACTATTTGTCGCCCAAGCGGTAGCGCCTGTACCATTCAAATTTATACATACATTAGTAAGTTTATCTTGAAGTCTATCTGGAGAGTCACCGATAATCACCCAACTACCCCACGAGCCGTATGCATAATTCCGCATGTAGATATTTGGCCAAGCTAGGTTCGGAGAAAACGCA